ATTTGAAACTTATGGTAATAATTATTCATTAATTCCACTCACAAAACCATTTGGAGAAGATTTAAGTAATAGTTTCACAACAAAATATTTTTGTGAATCAAAGAAAAATTTACCAATAGCAACATTTACATCATTTGAAAATTATGTGAACTTCATGATTTCAAAATATGGAAATCAAAAAACCGTTTTTGATACGTATAAAAATTCTTTAAATACGAATCTTTCTTTAAGTCAGACATATGGAAAAACATATACACAATTCTATATGATAAATTACCCAACAAAAGTTGATGATAGTCTTTATGATGCTTTAGTCCCACAAAATAAAAAGAAAATTGAAGATAAAATGACAAAGGCGTATACTGAATATGTAAGATTATCAGGTATACAACCGTCACCTAGCTCTGTTGGGGCATTTACAAACCCATTAACCTTATATCTCAATAAAAGTAGCACAACCGGGTTGGTAACCTCAATACAAATATTTGTGCCGCCAGATTCGACTTTAAAGTGGGATATTGCGGACGCAAAACTTTTAAGTGGAAAAGGTCCTGGTGTTTGTAGTGGAGTTACAAATGTGGATGTAAATTCATATGTGGATAACAATACGGATCAATTGTTCATGGATGTATCGGCTATCCAAAGTGTTGTGAATTGTGTTGAGACTGGTGTCTATACTTTAAAATTTGAATTTACAGTAAATCCGGTATTAGATGATGGAACTCCTGATAATACAAGAACTGTAGTGACACAAAAGGTTGATGTATCATTTACGATTTAACTTTTATGTATAACGATATATTTATTAATAAAGAAAAAAACTATGAGTGTAAAATTAATTTTGGATAATTATCTTGGTAAAAATACAAGAATATCAGAGAAAGATGCAGGAAATGGGTTCAAAGAAGTATGTGATTTAGACACAGGTGATTGTTATACTATCAGAATGAAAGATGGTTTAATTGAAAGGGTGGATAACACAATGAACACCAATAAAAAAATACAAGTGGAAACCAAAACAGGTATTAAACAACTTTTAAACGGATAAAAAAATGGGTATAGATAAAAAAATAATTGAAGAAATAAAAAGATACAAGAGTATCAACAATTATATTTTGGAACAAGATGCGTCATTAGCACCTCCAGCACCTGAAGGGGCGGTTCCCCCACCACCTGGAGACGCTCCTGTACCAGGAGATGTTCCACCTCCAGCACCTGAAGGGGCGGTTCCCCCACCACCTGCAGCTCCTGAAACAGATACACCACAACCTGTGGATGTTTCACAAGATCCTGATGTTGAGGAAGTAGGAAAAGACGAGGAAGATAAAGAGGAATTGGAAATAACCGATTTAGTTGACGCTCAAAAAAATATTGAACAAAAACAAGAGGATTATTTTAATCAATTGTTTGGACAACTTGAAAATTTAGAAAGTAAATTGGGTGAGATGGACAAATTAATGGATGCGGTTAATTCTCTTGAACAAAGATTTGAAAAATTTAGACCAAAAACTCCTGAAGAAAAATTAGAATTAAGAAGTTTAGATTCGGGTCCTTTTAATCAAAAATTATCACAATATTTTGAGGATAAGGAAGATCAATTTGAAAAACAAGGAAGAGAAGAATATATTTTAACAACTGATGAGGTTGAAGACTTTTCACCAAAACAAATTAAAACAACATTTGATACATATGATGATGAAGATATGATGCCTTAATTGAGTGAGGGACATTGATGTCCCTCTCAAAATTTTCACATCATTATTGACTGCGACACTTTTATTTTTTATATTTTCTATTGTAAACTTTTAATAACACAAATATATGGCGACAAACAATGTTTTAGATGCGGTTTTGGCACAGTATGAGAGCTCAAAACAAGGTAGTTCATCTTCTACCTCAAAAATGTCTTCGGACGAAAGAATGAAAAAATATTTTGCTGCAATTCTTAAAGACAGTGAAAAACAAGGACAAAAAAGAGTCCGAATCCTACCAACAACAGACGGAACATCACCATTCAAAGAAGTATGGTTTCATGAAATCCAAGTAGATGGGAAATGGCAAAAATTTTATGATCCGGGAAAAAATGACAATGAACGTTCACCACTTAATGAAGTTTATGAAGAACTGATGTCAACAGGAAAAGATTCCGATAAAGAATTGGCAAAACAATATAAAGCAAGAAAGTTTTATATTGTTAAAGTTATTGACAGAGATAACGAACAAGACGGAGTTAAGTTTTGGAGGTTTAAACACAATTACAAACAAGAGGGTATTCTTGACAAAATCATTCCGATTTGGAAGGCGAAAGGTGATATAACTGATCCTGATAAAGGAAGAGATTTAATCTTAGAATTGACTAAAGCTAAAACTCCAAAAGGGGCGGTATATACGGTAATCCAAACTGTTATGTATGATGACCCGGCAGCAATACACGACGACGAAGATACAATGTCTGAATGGGTTTCAAATGAGTTAACATGGGAAGATGTATATTCTAAAAAACCTGTTGAGTATCTTGAAGCAATTGCTCGTGGAGAAACTCCTCGTTGGGACTCTGAAAAAGGAGGGTATGTTTACTCAAATGATGAGGTTGCTGAGACATTTATTGGAGGGACAAATTCCAAAACTGTTGATCCACAAGTGAATGAAGAGGTTGATGAGGAATTACCATTCTAAAAAAAGAACCTATAGTTTAGGTAGTGATTTACAAAGTCACTACCTTTTTTTATCTTTTTACAAAACGATTTAATATGGCGATTAAAAAGAAAGAGGTATCGTTTGATACAATTAAAAGTAAATTTTCAACAAAAACAAAATATAAACCTGAAAGTTTTTATAATTGCGGAGAGGCATTTATGGAGGCTTGTGGATTACCTGGACCTGTAATGGGGGGTATTAATATGTTCTTGGGGCATTCAAACACATCAAAAACAACGGCAATGATTCTCGCAGCGGCAGATGCTCAAAAAAGGGGGCATTTACCTGTTCTTATTATAACAGAGAAAAAATGGTCATGGGAACACGCTATAGAATTAGGACTACAAGTTGAAAAGAATGAGGATGGTGAATATGATGGTATGTTTATCTTTAACGATTCTTTTGATGTTATAGAACAAGCAACTGATTTTATTAATGATATTCTTGATGCTCAAGAAAAAGGTGACATTCCTTATAATTTATTATTTCTTTGGGATAGTATTGGTTCTATTCCTTGTCAGATGACATTTGATGGTAAAGGTGGTGGTATGCACAACGCTAAAGTATTGGCGGATAAAATTGGAATGGGAATTCATTCTCGTATTTCTAAATCAAAGAAAGAAGAATATCCTTATTATAACACCTTAGTTATTTTGAATCAGCCTTGGGTATTACTCCCTGACAATCCATTTGGACAACCTGAAATACAAGCAAAGGGAGGGACTGCAGTATGGTTGGCGAGTAGTTTAGTGTTCTTATTTGGTAATCAAAAGAAGGCTGGTATTAGTCATATAGATGCAACCAAAAACGGTAGAAAAGTATCATTTGCTATCAGGACTAAAATATCAATATTGAAAAACCACGTAAATGGTATCGGTTATAAGGATGGAAAAATTATTGCGGTTCCACATGGATATATTACCGATACAAAAGATTCTTTGGATAAATACAAAAAAGAATACTCAGACTATTGGGTTTCAAAAATGGGAGATTCTAATTACTCTTTGGATGAGTCTACAGAGTATGAAGATGGGGAATGATAGAATATTGTCAAACGAATTAATTGTATTAAAATGACCAAAACACTTATTGTTGATGGTAACAATTTATTAAAAATAGGATTTCACGGGGTTAAAGATTTCTTTAATAAAGGTGAACACGTAGGTGGAACTTGGCATTTTTTAAATACTCTTCGTAAATTTTTAGAAGAAACAAATTTTAACAAAGTAGTTGTTTTTTGGGATGGAGATGGAAATTCATCCCAAAGAAAACTTCTATACCCAAAGTATAAAGAAAATAGAAAATCTTCTTCATCTGAAGAAAAAATACACTCATTCACGTTTCAAAAACTAAGAGTAAAACAATACCTTGAGGAAATGTTTGTAAGACAACTGGAGGTTGAAAACTCAGAGGCTGATGATTTGATAGCCTACTATTGTAAAATATCCTTAGATGAGGAAAAAACAATATTCTCAAGTGATAAAGACTTGACGCAATTGATATCTGAAAATGTTTCAGTATATTCACCAATACACAAAGTATATTATAAAAACGGTGATAACATTAAGTTTAAAGATTGTAATGTTCCTCATTATAATGTTAAAACATTTAAAATACTTGCCGGTGATACATCAGACAATATTGATGGTATTAGTTTATTAGGTGAGAAAACATTAGTTAAATTATTTCCTGAGATACTTGATTCAGAAATATCATTTAACGATATTTTGAATAAAGGTAGAAAATTGTTAGAGAATCAAAATAAAAGTGTAGTTTTGAACAATCTAATAAGTGGAAAAACCAAAGATGGTGTATTAGGGGAATCGTTCTTTAAGACAAATCAAATATTGGTTGATTTATCTAACCCTTTAATAAATGATGAAGGAAAAGAATTACCAAAAGGGGATGACGCTTGGGTGAATTTTTTGAAACCATTTTTAAAATTAACAAGAAAAGAAAAAACAAATTACAGAAACAAAAAAACAAAACTATGAAAGAACAAGATTTTACAAAGGTTGAATTTCTTTTGAAATGTAACGAAAACATTGTCGTTCAACGATTTTTTAATGTAAGAGGGTTTAACCCAAAAGCAAAAAGTTCTATTGATCTATATGATTATGTGAGTAATTTATGTAGAAAACTACAATACGATTTGAAGATGAGATCTGTTGTATATATGTTGGATAACCAATATGAAATTTCTGAGAATCCTGAAGTATTAAACACGTCATATACCGATGGTGAGGAGAAGTTTAATTTACTAATAAAGATTGGAGACATGACAATTTGTCATAGAGTGTTTGACGCAAAAGTGTATCCTCCGAAGGTGAGATATACTGTGGATCTACGCCCACAACTAAAAGGTATATTATCTGACTTAACTGACATTTTTTCAGGTAAAAAATTTAATTTTGAATACGCTGGTTTTAATTTAGCTTGATAGTATTTATCTTTACAGAGAAGGGAAAAAAACTATGGCGACGAACAAAAATTTTGACTATTTAGGGAACAATTTTCAGATTCAGTTATTGAATCAAATAATCTTGGACAAAGACTTTTCACATTCAATTATTGATGTAATTTTACCGAGTTATTTTGAAAATAAGTATTTTAAAATTATCATCCAAATGGTTAAGGAGTATTATAAAAAGTATAATCATACTCCTTCATTTGACACATTAGAACAAGTAGCAAAATCGGAATTACAACAAGAAATCGCATCCAAAATTGTTTTGGATATGATAAACAAAATCAAGGATGCACCTATTGAAGGAGGGGATTTTGTTCAAGAAAAAGCACTCAAGTTTTGTAAACAAGAGGAAGTGATTAAAGTAATGAATAAGGCTCAAAAAATTATTGACGGTGGTGAGTTTGAAAACTATGACACCATTGAAGAAATGTTTAGAGAGGCGATGCAAGTAGGAGAGAAAGACACAAGTATGATGAATGTCTTTAGTAACTTGGATCAAGTCTTGGATGACGATTTCAGACACCCGATCCCAATGGGAATACCTGGTATTGACAGACTACTTAAAGGTGGTTTAGCTAAAGGAGAAATAGGTGTAGTTCTAGCCCCAACAGGGGTAGGTAAATCTACACTACTAACAAAAATTTCAAACCACGCATTCAACATGGGATATAACGTTCTTCAAATCTTTTTTGAAGATAATCCAAAGATAATTCAGAGAAAACATTTTACTCTTTGGACTAAGATTCATCCTGACGAATTGTCAGAAAAAAAGGACGATGTAATGAATAAAGTGGATGAAATTCAGAAGACAATGACTAACAAATTAATCCTCAAAAAATTACCATCTGATACCGTAACTATGATGCAAATCAAAAACCAAATCAGAAAAATGATTGCTGATGGAACAAAAATTGATATGGTTCTGTTAGATTATATTGATTGTGTCGTTCCAGATAAGAATTTAGGTGATGAATGGAAGAGTGAAGGTTCGGTAATGAGAGGATTTGAGGCGATGTGTCACGAACTTAATATAGTTGGGTGGACAGCAACTCAAGGTAATAGAAACTCAATCTCATCTGAAGTTGTGACAACAGATCAGATGGGTGGTTCTATTAAAAAGGCTCAAGTGGGTCACGTTATTATTTCGGTTGCAAAAACTCTACAACAAAAAGAGTTAAAATTGGCAACCATTGCTATCACCAAGTCAAGGATTGGTGATGATGGAATCGTATTTGAAAACTGTAAGTTTGATAATGGTATGTTAGAAATTGATACCGAAAGCTCAATGACTTTCTTGGGTGTTGAAGAACAAAAAGAAGAAAGACAACGTTTGAGGGTTAAAGAACTTATGGAAAAAAGAAAGCAAAAAGAACAAAAAAATAATTAATAATTAAATTTTACAAAAAATGGATATTTCACAAAAAATTTTGAGTGATATTACGGTGTATATGAAATACGCTAAATTTATCCCTGAACTAAACAGAAGGGAAACATGGGAAGAATTGGTAACTCGTAACAAAGAGATGCACCAAAAAAAATACCCACAAATTAAGGAACAG